CGCCCGTGACCTGACTCCGCTGGAGCAGTATGTTTACGAGCCTCAGCCAGTCCCAGAGGTTGGTAGTCTCACCGAGATGCCAGCGAGGGATAGCATGGTTGTTCCGCAGGAGCAGCCTCAAGTTGTATCAAACTTCGCCAATCAAGCAGACGCGCAATTTGACAGGGATATGGTGTCCATCACGCCATACGAGCAAGCCGTTACTGATGTAATCGGAGCGGAGGTTGACTCACTACGAAACGATGCTGGCGAAATCGCAAAATCACCATTGGAAGTTTTCTCTAAACCGCTAAACGCAAATAGCGTGCGCGCATTAGGGTTGGTAGATCAAGATGGGAATCCAACCGAAAGAGGTCAGTTGTTTTACAACCTCCAGCAGTCTGGAATGTTCAACGATGATGGAACCATCAACGAAAAGGGTCAGGCGTATCTTACTCCAATTGCTGACATTGGAAAAGAAGAGAATCTAAAAGCATTTCAGATTCTTTGGGATGATGAAGTCATAAGACCAAACGCAACCTTTGGAGAAATCGCAAGCAACACGGGTAAGTTTGTTGTTGATGCTGCGTTAGGAGGTGCAACAAGAATAGGCCAAGAAGCCCAATCGTTTTGGTACAACTCCCAAACATGGGATAGCGCACTTGGAAGAACTGATCTCAGACCTCAAGAATTGAGAGACAAAATGACCGCAAGCGGTCTTGGTCTCGTTGAGGGTGCTGTAGAAAACCTTGCGGGGTGGGCTGGAATCGCAGATATCGGCTCGGCTTGGATCGGTAAAAAGCTTTATGATGTTCTTCCTGATGGAATGGAAGACGAGGCAGAGCAAGCATTGTATGCTGCTCGTCAACGCCAATGGCAAACCCAACAAAACATCGTCAATTTAAGTACGGGTGAAATAGCAGAAGCTGTTCTTGGAATAGACAATGCTGTAGCTGAAGCTGAATCTGCAAAAAGCAGGATTGGTAAAGAGGAGTTTGACAAGCAATATGGTCAAACAAGCGCATTTTCACAACTGGCACTAGACCCAACTAATGCTATCCCAGCGTCCATTGCCGTAAAGGCTGCTAGAACAGCACCACTTGCAAACAGGGTGGCAATTACCGCACAAAAAAGAATGGCGAGTATTGCCGCTCAAGATTTGGCAATTGCTGAAGCGCAAACAGCTATCGAGGCAGCTAATGCTGTTTTGAAAAAAGAAGCCGCAACCGTGAGTGTTGCGAATCGTCTAGCTTTCGACATTTCCACACGCGCAGGAGCAAGCCCAGAGTTGGTTGCTAGGGCTAACCAAGCATCTCAAGTTGCCAGCAGAATTTCTGATAGTGCCAACCAAATTAGGGCAACACTTCCAACCGTAACTACGGAATTGGAAAGTCTTGTCGCAAAGCGTAATAGCCTAGCCACTCGCATTCCAGAGGCGTACTCACAGAAGGTTCTGCAAACGATGGAGCTTGGAAGGCAGATGCGTTCCATGCCAGCAAAGGCAGTTGGCGCAACCTTGGAGCGTGTTGGTGATACAATTTCAAAGACTGACACAGCGGTCACAAACTTCCTGCAAGAGCGTGGTCTGGATCAAATGTACACAGCTGCCGTTGGCGCAGCCGGGGTTGTTGGTTTGGCTGGAAATCCCATTATTGGAGCGATTGGTGCAGGAGCGGCAGCACTCAAGACTGGCAAGGTTCTGTCCAACTACGGGAAGCTATTCCGTTATGTAGGAAAAGAGATGGAGAATGTTCGCGCTCAGATGCCATTCTGGAAGCGTGTGGCGAGACACACCGCACCCGGTTCCTTGAGTCGTGGATTTGCACACACATTCAACATGCTAGACCTAGGTGGTGTCACATCTGACACAATCCGCAGGGCTGGTCGTGGTATTGCCGCAGCCGCACCTACGGACTTGATGTTTGAGTACCTATCTGACGGTGCTGACATGCGTCCAGAGACCTTGTATCAAGCAGGTTCGGAGTCATTCTTTATTGGTGGTTCGTTTGCTGCTGGTGGTGGTGCATTCATGGGAACCAAGAAACGCATGCGTGAGCTTTCCATTGGTGATGAGATTAACTTTAGGCGTGATCTTACTGACCCGCGCCAGAAGGCATTGTTTGAAGCAATTCCCGCTGGAACTCGCAGGGCTATTTCCACTTACGCCATCGCCAACCCAACACTCAACTACACCTTTAAGGACTCTGGTGCTAGCAGGTACGACCCCAACACCAACACGGCAGTTATCAATGTTAATTCAACCAACCCGATCAAGGCACTGGTTGCTCACGAAACGCTCCACCACACGGTCATCAAGAACAACATGGAACCCGGCATCGCCGCCCTGTTCCTAGGTGATACCAAGAACAACACGGTTGGTGGATTGTTCCGTTCTAGGGATGGAAAGCTAGACCCTAATTTCGAGGCATTCCGCGATGGTTATTACAAGCGTCTTGGGGTTGAGGGCATGTCCAACGCCGAGAGAGATGCCATTTACCCGCTCGACAAGATTGCGGTGGAGTACTTCATCGAGAAGCACGCTGAACAGTACGCTGCAATGGCTGAAAGTGGTGAGCTTGGCGCGGTTGCCTCTAGTGGTGCTGCTAGGCGCAAGCTTGGATCAATCCTTGAGACCGTCCTGCCGAGGATTCCAGTCCTCAAAGACCTCCACTTCAAGAGCGGCGGGATGATCGACAAGAATGGTGCGTGGGTGACTGGAAACGGCATCCTAGACGCAGAGGGAGTCAAGCGTGACCCAATCACCAGCAAGATGTTCCGCGACATGAACAGGCGCAGTGCCGGGCTTGTGCCGGGGCAATTTGACCCTCTCATGAGCGACAAGCCAGACTCTGGTGCGCCGATCCTGCTGAACCCATCTGACAGCATTGATGCCGAGCTTCTTCACCCGCTGGTGCAGGTGGACGATGCCAACAAGCCGATCATGAAGGACGGCAAGCCTGTGGCACTGGATAGGGCTACAGAGCTTTCGCGTGCGCTTGCAGGGCTTACTGCTGTTGAGGTGATGCGGAGGAAGAGGGCAGAGAACTATGCCCCAGAGAAGGGTGAGGCACATGTGGATGACGAGGGGCAATTCCAGCCCGGATGGTTGTCCAACGATGTCCTCACCGAGATGTTCGCCAAGAACAAGTACAACCCAGAGCAGAAGCGTATCATCCGAGAGATGAACAAGCTGATCCGCAAGGGTGCTGGAGATCGCGTTGTCATGATCAACTTCCCTGCTACTACCCGCAACAAGGCTGGGAAGGTGGTTTACAAGCCGCAGGGTGCTACTCTACGCGACACGGTTCCAGTCGCTGTCACCATCTCCAAGGACGGAAACTTGCTGTTCGGACTTATGTCCGTAACCAAGCTTCATGAGAATATCCAGAAACGCTCACAGGACAGGCGTGGCAAGAAGCTGTATGGTGGCAATGTGGATTTGATCCTGCGGGACACGCAGGCGATGATGGACTACCACAAGCAAGGCTTGGACAGCATTGAGTTTTTCAAGCAGAAATATGGAGCGGTCGAGGCCGATGAGCGCAAGAAGTTCATCAACACCATGTTCGGACTGCTCAACCAAAAGGAGCAGGCAGTCCTCAACCCGATGCTTCTGGAGGATGGCATTAAGAGCAAGGACAATGTCTACCGCACCTACCGCGCAGATCGCGTTAGCAAGGCAGTCCCAATGGCCCCAGAGGAATACGCAGCAATGCCGTTTAGCTACGAGGCAGTGAGCCAAGTCCGCATGCCAGAAGCCCAGCGAGCGATGCCAGAGGGTGTCTCCCCAGAAGACCTCAACCCCGTAGCCAACAAGCAGGAGGCTCAAGGACGATGGGCAGACGGCAAGCAGATGTTTGCTATCAACGAGATGGATGAGAAGCTGATTCCCATCACATCCAAGGCGATGCTGGAGTCGTATCCTGCGGATGCTATTGGGTGGATGGAGCCAGAGGCGCAAACCCGCTTCATGCCAGAACCAGTACCAGTGGCTAAGACATCAGATGAAGCATTGCAAGAAGGTGCGTCTGGAGAGCTACAATCAACTGGAGTGGATGTCCCAGAATCTGTTGACGAGCAATCAGTAATATCTAATGCAATCAAGGTTGCAAACTCACAATCGTGGAGAAAAGGACGAGACTTTAAACTTGAGATTCAACGCAGAGTTCTTGATGCCGCAGAAAAAGCGGGTGTTAAGCTATCCGAGAGAAGCTTGGAATCAATTGAATATCTTGCAAGAGTTGGACTGAAAGATGCGCTAATTGCACTAGAGCAGAACCCAAATGCCATTGGTTGGTATGACGAGAAAACTAAGCAAGCCCTTGGTGTGATGTCGCTAATGTTCCCAGAAATCGCAACAGATCAAAACGCTCGCTTTGCGTTTACTTGGGCATTGGCTGTAACATCAAACGGACTCAAGGTTGACAAAAACTTTGAGTTGGCAGAACGAGTGTATCGTGAATATCGCAAGACTGGACAGATGCCGACCGACATCAAAGCAGGTCAGGCACAACAAGCTATCAACGAGGGTCTTGGGTTGTTTAATCAATTAACCCAAGAATGGGGGGTTGAGAATACCCGTAAATTCATGCAAACCAACTTCACAGTTGGTGAAATTTCTAGGTTGAACAAAGACCTCTCTCCGGGTGGTGAGTTTTCCGATACGGTTGTCAGAGGATCGTCTATACTTGGCCCGAAAATTGGAAATGGATTCTTCTCCAATTTGTATGGACTTTTTGATGCACTGACAATGGATCGTTGGTTGATTCGCACTTGGGGAAGATGGACTGGAACGCTCGTTGAGTTGAATCCAGAACTGACTCAAAACGCAAAAACAAGGCTTGAGGAAACCCGATCACAATTGACCGATTCCGATAAAGCCCGAATGGATAAAGTTATTGGGAAGGATATATCTCAAATGACTACAGACGAGCTTTCTGTTGCCATTCAAAAAGCATCCATGAAACCAAAGTTGCGCGATGAGATGAATCTCACTGCAACTGGAGAAGAGTTCCGTAAGGCTGGAAATGGACTAGCCAAGTACCTTGATGGTCAGAAGGAAGCCCCAGCCAACCCAGCAGAACGCAACTTCATCCGAGAGATTTTTGGTTTGATGCTTGACGAACTCAGGGCAGATCCAAAATATAAAGACCTGACGATGGCAGACTTACAGGCAGTCCTGTGGTATGCTGAAAAACGATTGTATGAAACCGCCAAGGTTAAATCCGACCAAGACTCTATTGACGCATCAGATGCTGATGGGTACGAGGACGACGAAGCACCAGATTACGCAAATGCAGCAATTGGAGTTGCCCGTAACAAAGGCGTTTCAGAAAAACGCATAAACGAAGTATTAACCAAAATCAAAAATGACCGCGCAGCAATTACAAGACCTACAATTGAGGAAGGGACTGAAGCTTCAACCAAACAGCAGGAAAGTGCTGGAGGGTTTACTGGAAAACAAAAGCAAAAGTTCAAACAATATGTCTCAGTCTCAAGAGTTAGACGAAATCGAACAGGCAATGAAAAGGCACTCTGGTCTTACCAGACAAAAAGCGGAGTCGATAGTGGCGACACAGGGATTCTAAAGCCAAAGGCCAAAAAGAATCTAGGTGTCAAGTATTTTTCTGAGTGGAAGCCGGGAAGAAAGCTTTCAAATACATTTAGAAACAATGGTCTTCCTGTTGTAAAGTTCTTGGAGCTTGATTCTTCCGACCAAGTATCAGCGCAGAAGTTCGCAGACACCATTCAACAAAGTAAGGATGAATCACCGCACGGTGCTGCGGTTTATGTTTACCCAGTAGAGGATTATCAAGGAATGAAGTTATTCCTCTCGGATTCGGGTAAGTCTGGTTTTGCGGTCAAGCCTGATGGTGATATTGTTTCTGTATTCTCAATGGAGAAGGGGAGTGGACGCAGCATTATGGAAGCGGCAATTTCTGCTGGTGGCAAAAAGCTGGACGCATTTGATACTGTGCTTCCAGAGTTTTACGGAACGCATGGATTTGTGGAAGCGGCTAGAATTCCTTGGAATGACGAATTTGCCCCAGAAGGTTGGAATAAAGAATCATTCAAAGAGTTCAACAATGGCGAGCCTGATGTTGTCATGATGGTGCTTGATCCAAGTTATGAAGGAGATTATCAGCCAAGAACTGATATTTATGCTAATGATTATGATCAGGCTGTAGAAATGCAAAATTCCATGCTGGCAAAAACTGCTAGAAGCAAACCTAAAAATGCATCTACGGCAGCCCCCAAACCAACTGCAGCATCTAGCCAATCTGCACCTAAAAAACCAGCAAGGAAGTCACAAGCAAAAGGTAACGCTTCCGCTATTGCAAACGCCGCAAAGCTGAAGTAAAACTAACCACCATGAGCGAGAAACTAACCGCAGAACCAGATCAGGAATGGTTCGCAGAGGTCATGCGTCGAGCCGAGGAACACGGCAACAGGCAGCGTGTGGAGTTCTGGAACCCACAGGCGGCGGCAAAATGCCTCTGGCTGCTAGCACAAGGGAAGAGCATCAAAAGCACCTCCGAGATCACCGGGCTTGCCCGTGACACCGTGAGGTCGCTCATGTGGAGGCACAGCGACACTCTGGAGACGAAGCGTAAGGAGTTCAGCCAGAAATATGCGATGGCTGCTGAAACCTACACGGACTTGCTGTTTGCGAAGGCAGACCAGTTGTCCGACGATCCCGAACAACTCAAGAACATCTCCCCCGACCGACTGGCGATCACCGTGGGTGTCCTCACGGACAAGTCCATGCAACTCTCTGGCATGGCTACCGCGGTCGTGGAACACAGGCAAGGGGCGAGTATCGACGATGCCGCCAAGATGATCGCAGAGGCTAAATCTCGCATTGCCAGCAAGGTGAAGGCGAAGGCAGTCGAGGCTGAAATTGTCGCATGATCCCGGAACCAGAATCTAGACACGCAGACCACCTCAAGGATGGTGGGAATCTAGTTCGCCACTACATGGTCGAGCATGACGGCACGCAGCACAAGTGCCACACGCTATTCTACGCCTCGTACTTGGCCGAGAAGTTCAACGCCAAGGTTTGGCATGTGGTGCTAGAGAAGCACATAAGACCATTTATAGGCGTTTGTCAGCACTGCCAGAACCGCAAGA